TATATTGGTTTCTGTATGCTGACATAAAAATCTCTCCTATTCTGTTTTGAAATATAAAAAGGCCGCCGAACGGTAGCCCTTACTTGGTCAAATCGTGCTGTTTTAAAACGGCTCTTTGCTTTTGGCCTTTTTCAGTCACATAGTTGTTTTTGAACCATGCTACAAGCGTAGTGCTGATAGTAAATATTACAGAGCCGGCAGTGTACAGCGCATCAGCAAGCTGATTCACTTGTGCGTCTGTGATATCCAAAGGTGATTTGCCAAACATCAACATTGTTTGGTTAATAAGCGCAATTAAAAGAAGCACCGTCCGGACGACCGTGCCTTTTTCAAATTTTTTCATGTATTTTCCTCCTTATTTCTGCAAAACAGTATAAAAAATAGCGATTGCGCCGCCAATAATGCCAGTGCATACCGCTGTAATGATAGCGCCAGTGATTGTGCGCTTGATCCAAGTTGTGTTCTCTTCGATCTTGTTGAGTTTTTCGTTTAATGTCATGATCTGCTGGTCTTGCCTATCGGAAACGCGTTCAAGAACATTTACGCGCTGTTCGATTGCTTTCTGACCTGTCTTCATTTCCATTATCTCTTTTTGTAATACATGCACATCTGGTACCTCCGTCACTTCTGACATTAGTACGCCCCCCTTTTATTACATCGTTTTCACCTCCTGTATGAGGCAATTAAAAAGGACAGCCGCTATTTTATGAGACGGCTGTCCCTTTTACGGAAAAGTTCCCATTATTTAAAGCGGTAATCTCCATCACGATCTCTTTGAATCCTGTAATATCAAAAGTCCAAGCTTCTGACTTCCCGACTGTGCTTATAGCCAGAGTGCCGTCGTCAACTTTTTGGCCGCGCAGCGGGCGTTTTGTTCCTGAAAGAGATTTCCCCCAGAACTTCAATTCACTTGTATCAGCCGTGCCATAGACTTCAATCAATAATGTTTTAAAGGAACCGACTTTCAAAATATTCCCCTCACCTGGGGTCTCCACTTTGTCATGAAAAACGATATCGGCTGTTTTAGCCTGTACACTTTCAAAATCAGCCGGATTAATCGCGATTCCTTGGGTTTCTACCTTTAAGCGGCCGTCTTTGGTTACATTGCTTGATGTAAATTCAAGCGGGAGCGGTTTATCAGATTCAATTGAGACTGAATCCCGAATCTTCACATCTCCCTGGCCTGCCCCGAGCGACTGATACAGTAAAAATTCTGATTGTTGCAGGTTACCATTCGCATATCTGAAGCGGTAGTATCTCTGTGATAAATCGACCCAATCAGTCTCTGATAGAGTATTGGCTTTCACTTCTAATGATGTGATGGTGGACCATGAAACATTATCGTTACTTTGCTCGATAAATAAAGTCCCTTCACGATCTGAATATGCAGCGCCTTTGATTTTAGAAATTAAGATCGGTCCCAATCTATCCTGGCCGTATTGGCTATAAGAATCTGTGGCCTTTAACGTTGCATTAGTCAGAAGTTCTGCTGTTCCTGAAATATCTGCAACTGGCTCAACAAAGTCGCTTTTCCCTTCTCTAAATGGTTTTACTGCGCCCGGCTTTCCCGCGGCATCCGTTGGAAAGGTAAATCCTAAAGATGACATAATTGTCCTCCTTCATAAAAGTTTTTATTTATTTGAGCAGATTTTTTTCAAACTTATGACAACGTCTCACCCCCTTCAAGGCAAAATAAAAAAGCCTATAAGGCTTTACCAGTGATCTCTATATACTGTTCCGGGGTAACGAGCTTCTTTTCAACGCCCTGCTGTAAATCGGCTGCAGAACAATCGTCGTAATACATTGCCTTTTTCACCATCTCCGGAGTGGCCCATTTATAATATAGTGCCAATACCCAATAATTCATTTTGATTCATCCCTCTCTATCCATGACATAATGGCGAGCTTTAGTTCCGATAGCTGCCGTCCAAGTGTTTGATTTAATTCTTCAAGCTGTTTACGGGCCAGTTTTTCTTCCGAAAGCTTCTGTGCCAGTAATTGAATTTGATCAGGCAGTTCAAATGGCGGATTTTGTTTTAATTCGTCCCACCAAGCTTGTAAATCCGCTTCTGTAGGGATAGGAGCCCGGATATTCCATCGTGCAATGTAAGAGGGGGTACCATCGCCATTATTCTGAATGATAAAATCTTTAGTCGGATCGGCATCGGGATATTTATAAAGGATTGCTTCACCTATATTCATTTTTTACCTCCTCACACATTGGCATAATTTAATCCTCCAACTTCTTGAATATCAAAGAAGTTGTAAACATCATTCTTATCAGTAATGCCTCTCTTGACGGTTTCATCTCCGCCATAATTACAGTAGCAGAAGATTTCCACATAATCGCCCTTGTTCATTGGAATAGTGGCTGTTCCGTTTAACCCTAAATTCATTTCTTTGCCGTTATCAAAATATCCTCTATAGTGGTCAAGGGTTTTATACTCTTTTCCGTTCAGATACACCTTCAAATGAAAGTTGATATACATAGCGTAATTGATCATATAAAGCCCAACATTCACCAAGTACATTCCATCATTCGGCGCGACAAATCTATTATTTTTAATATCAAAAGCATCATGACTGTCTTTTATTTTTCGATTAAAAGCTATCTTGGTGTGATCAATCTGCTTTAAATATTGAACATCGGATACTCCCACACTTGCGTGAGCAAAACCTGATATCTTTTCCCATTTTGTCCAGCCTGTACTATCCCACCAATGGCGGATCCATGTCCCGATATTCTTCCTCTTTGTTCCATCGCCATTACCATAGAAATACTGAGCAAAGCGCCATTTGTTTAAATTTTCATTTTTAATTAAGCCATAGCCAAGAGGGTAGCCTGTGTCATTGCCCTCATAGATACCCATAAAAGTTATTCCTTCAGGGTAATCAGTGCCTGGTGTTCTTGCATCGACGATCGCTCTTTCATCTCCATCACGAATGCAAATTAGGTTCTCGTTTTTGAAATTGGAATCCACATAATTGATAGCATCAGTCAATGCCTGCTTAGCTTTTTCTTTTGCTCCTTCAGGGGTTTCTTTGTTGTTCCAGTTTTCCCGCTCTTCTTTATTGATATGAAGTTCAGCATCATTCACATGAATATCAAAGTCTCGTTTCGGAGCCTGCTGCACGTTGTCCACGTTCCCGAGGCCGACTTGTCCCTTTGTCGTTTTATGCGGGTTATTCATGTCGTTTTTATGAGATGCAAGGTCCGTATGGGCGTCTTTTATTCCTTTTTCCCAGCGGTTAACATCACCTTCGTTAATCGGGTCGTCTGGAAGCCAATTTGTTTTTGCTTCGTAAGCCATTCTTATACCACCTCAAAAGTAAACCTAAAATCTAACGTTCTGTTATCACTGACATTTAAATCAGTCTTTCGTTCAGTAATCACATTTCCCAAGTCATCAATGATCTGCACTGATTCAATGTGCTTAATATCCTCTTCACGATGTGTGAGCACCGTAACCACCGCGCCACTGATCGAAAGCTCCACGATTTCAGTCTCTTTTCCATTCAGCAGCACTTTGCTGATTCGATCTTTTAAATCTGCAGCAGTTCGCTCTCTATATGCTTCTGAAATCATGTCAAGATCACCTCATTGTTATTAAGAGTTACGGAATAACCTACGCGAAGCTCACTCACTTTACGGTATCTCCTGTGATTCAATATCACTGTATCCTTTATTTGCAGACTCTCATTAAAGGCCGGCCTGAGTGTGTAAGCCAAATGTGCCGGCTTCATGTTCTCTAACGTCTCAATAAGCTCAGTCATGTGCTGCAGATCATCTATATCAATATCAACGTTAAAGTGATACTCTCCAGGAATCAGACGGACGCAGGCAGACGGATTTTTCAAGAACCTGTTAAGCGCCCGCTCGATGGCCAAATATGTTGCCGGAGGAATATTGGACATTTTGGAAATCAGGCGCAGCCTGCGAATCTCATACGTATCACCCGACTCGCGCGGCACATTTAATATTTTTTCCCAGCGTTCAAGCCCCCAGGTAGCTGTTGTGACAAACAGCTGATCTGTCAGATCAAAGATGCCCTCATTTTGCTTTTCAAATTCCGGTGCTTCTGTCTGAAGGATTTGAGTCATTTCTTTCAACTTTGTTAAGAACGGTGGCAGGTAAGCCGTCATTTCATCGAGTTTGCTCAACGATCGTCACCTGCCTGAGCTTAGGGATTTCAATATCATCCAGAACCAAATTTTCAGCCAATCCGTTAATTTTAATATCAGAGTAATCGCTCACGGATGGCGAATTATACACGATGTTGTTAATTTGAGAGAGCCGGATCACATTATCTTCAAAGGCCATCTTCTTGAAAAGATTCAGGACCCCCGCTTCTATTTCATCTTTAACTTGGTCAATCGAACTATTGATTTCAGGCAGCACAGAGGCGGAAATCTCAATCTCTTTCCATTCTGCACTTTCTACAGTCACAAACGCACCGATTGGCGCCTGGCCTTCTCCTTGTCCGGGCTCCGGATCAATATAGTCACTGACCTTTGTTATCAGAATATCCGAAGCCGGTTCCAGCTTAGCATCCGTCACCACAATCTTGACAGTGCCGTCTCCCTTCCAAAGCGGGAAGACCTTCGCTTTACCCACTCCGTCCACTTCTTCCGCCCACTGCTTATAATGCTCTTTATTAGCACTTACGGCTTCTCGGCGCACGCGGGTAAAATAGCGTTCTCTCAAATTATTGTCGTCTTCCTCTTCGCGGCCAGGAATCAGGATCTCTTTCACTATCGCCTTTTGAAGTCCTGGTATCGTATCGAGCGACAAAAGATTTTGTCCGGAGATATTTGCATTACCAGCTTCACCGGCCGTTTCACATTCTAATGTTCCATCCGCTGTATATTGAAAATAGAGATTATCAACAAAGAAGCGGGAACCCGCAGGAATTTTCACCCCTGATGTGAATTCGCCCGCCCTTACAGCTTTTGTGGCCGCCGTTCTTTCAATCCCCGCTTCAGCAGCCCGCCTGTCCAGAAATTCGCCCTGAGCCGTATCGGAAAACACGAGCTCCAGCACGGTATCAAGCCAAATATAAGACTTTGCGAGCTCAGCGGCCGCAGGCGCGAGCGCATTGTAAATGACGCTGCCTTCTC